TTCACTAAACCACCTGAAGTCGTTAGCACTTGCCCACTCACCGTGGCTTCTTTTAGTGCCGTCCTTTCTACGCTTAGCTTGTGGCATTGGCGCACTAGGGTTGGCAAAAAGAAACACTAGCTCCGTGTCTTCTGGAAGTGTCTTGCTAATCCAGATGTACTTGCTGAACTCTGCATAGTCCCAGAACCTGCCTTTAGCTTCAAGCAGAATCTTCTTGCCTTCAACCTCGCGTATAAAATCTGGGTGGTAGTTATGTGCGACAGTGTATGGAACTTTGTCTGTATGAAAACTCCACCCATCTAAGATACCAGAATGTAGCTCGTACTCCCAGTTAGAGTCATAGCCCTTGATCACATCCTTCTCTACTGGACGCTTGACTCTAGCTTTGCGATAGCCTTTCTTTACATTTTTCAATGGATGGTTGCTCCTCTGCGTTCTAACTCTGCATCTATAACTAGCCGCAAGTCAGTAAGAAACTCATCGTCAATATCTGTAATAGAGTTACCTGAGTTGTATAAGAAACTACCTGTAGCTATGATCATCTCTTCAATGCTCATTTTATTTCATCCAAAGTAATGCTTGCTATCTCACGCTTAGGGTTCTGTTTAAGCAACCTCTGTATCTTGTTGCATATCCATTTAGGATGATAAGCGTTAAGGTGCATGGTTCTGTGTGCCATGTAGTGCGTCTGCGTCGGCATAAAGTTTTTATAATTGTCAACAGTAACGCCTTGCCCCTCTTCTTCACTAAGCAAAGACCTTAGCCAATCAACTATGATAACTCCTGAGTGCTTCCTAATTTGCTTAGCTTTCTTACCATTCATAATAGTAGTTCCTCTACTTTAGGTTCAACTACAACCTCTGTTAAGTATGTTAGTCCGTTGGAGTATCTAAAGGTACGCAAACCTGCGCCATCATTAGAATCTTTGTAACAATCGTGCTTGTACTTGCACCAGTTACAACCCTTTGGAAGTTTCATGTTGCCTTTCTTGCCGTCAGGAATTGGATTATAGCACAACTCTGGTGGAGTGTCTAACTCTAACGCGGGTAATAGCTTACTAATAGACGTTCTAATGTTGGGCTTATCCATATCATCAGGCACGTACATGCACAACTCACCGCTCTCTTTGTTCAACACCAAGAAGCCACCGTTGTCTGTACCCTCTGCGGCTTCATAACCTGCAAGCTGTCCAAGGTATCCGAAAGGATCGTCTTCTGCTAAGCGTCCGTCTTTGAACTTGTTAAACGCAAAGCGAGATGCAGTCTTAACATCAACCACTTCACCGTTTATCTTGCAGTCCATGTGACCCACGATGCCGTCAACTGTAACTTCTTTCTGCTCGTCTGTTACTTCGTGTCCTGCCATACGTACAAGCATCAACACAACCTCTTCAAGCAAGTGACCATACAGGAACTTGATCTGTGTTGCGCCATCAATACCGCCACGACCTTGCGGGTCACGCTTCTCATACCACAACTGCCGTGAGGGTTTACCTACGTTAGACATACGCACAGTGAAGTTAGTGTCACGCTCTCTAGGTGTGGCCCAAGATACTAATGCTTCTCTCATGCCCACCAAGGTCTTATCAATCTCTTCTTCTGTAAGCGGCAAAGGTGTGCCGCCTGATAGACCTTCAAGGTGTTTGTAGATGTCAGGTACTAGAGTATTAAGTTTCATCGGTTGCTTCCTTTTAAATAAGTTATAGCTCTCTGTAGGCTAGGCACATCATCTTTAAAACAGCCCAAGGCTCTGTTGCATAGGTGACATAGCCACCCCCTAAACTCCTGCGTTTCGTGGCAGTGATCTAACGCCCAGTAGCCCGCGTGTTGCCCTCCTTTTTTACCTACCTCTTCGCTATTTTTATTGCAGATTGGGCAAATGTAATTATCATCAGGCATCCCGTGCTTTTCTCTTAGCTCAAGCCTGACTCTGTTTAGGTGCTTTTCACAAGACCTACAGTTCTCTCTTCTAAAAACATGGTTGCCGCTTTTCCATGGAAAGTGTTCTAGTGGCTTAACTTCAAAACACTTGGGACACAGCTTACTTTCATGGCTTTTCAATGCGGAGTGACACGTTTCAAAAAGAACAAGCTGTTTAGTGTGTTTCACTCCAGTTCTCCCCGACCTTATAGTCTCCGTCCAGTGGACAGTTTAAGTTAAGCATACATCCCGCTTCTTTAATAGCGTGGACTCCGGCATTACCTACATCTACTGCATCATCAAGGTGACACTCTATCTGCCATTCGTCGTGTACATTGGCTACAAACTTAGCGTCCCAACCATGTTTAATTATCTTATCGTTCAAGATAACTAAAGCTTTCTTCATCACGATTGCTCCGGCCCCTTGCAACAAGGTGTTCAAGGCGGCATGTTCAGAGCGTACTGTGAGCCTACGTCCGTCTAGTGCTTTAAGGAATCCGCTTTTAGCTTCTCCTTGTACTCTGTCCGTAAGGTTCTTAAATGATGGTAGACCATCAAAGAAGCGTTGTCTAAGTCCCTTACCGTGCGCTCTACCTCTTCCAACCACAGACCCAAGCTTAGCATCTCCGGCTCCGTAGAGTAGGGCATAGATGAAAGTCTTTGCCTGATCTCTTGATTCAAGTCCTGCAAGGTTTTGATTAGCGGTGTGTATGTCTCCGTTGAGAATTTCATTAGTGTATCCCTCGTCGTTTAAATAATGTGCAAGCATTCTAAGCTCAAGCCCAGAAGCATCAATACCTACAAGCCTATAGTCCTCCGGCACTGTCCAACAAGCTCTGCAATCTTCGCCGTATGGCGACGAACTACTTGGAATCTGAGCCATGTTGGGGTGGCTGTGTGTCATACGTGAAGTCACTGCACCATTAGGATTAACGTAACCGTGTACCCTGCCAGTAGTTTCATCAAGCTCCTTGATCCAACTCTTAGTCTGAGCCAAGCGTTTCTGCAACATCAGATACCTAGCAATCATTGCGGCCTGTGGAATACCTCTAACTTTATTTAAGGTTGACTCATCTACAATCGGCTGACCTGTTGGCGTATGTTTCAAAGGCTTCCAACCAAAACGAATTAGGTACTCACCGATCTGTTTACGTGAGCCTAAGTTAAAAGGTGTTTCAGTTTTACGTGCAATGGGCTTGCCCTCTATATCTAAAGACAGTCTTTCATACTCGTCATCTGTCAGCCTAGTACCCTTGCCGTGTTGGTCTGTTGCTGTCTTAGCTACGTGACCTAACGCTGTATACTTAGGTGTCAGTATCTGAGTAGTAACTACAGGCCGAAACTCTTCTTGAACCTCCTGCTCTAAGTCGTGTAGCTTAGTTTCAAACATAGCCATCAAGCCCATGACCTTCTGCACATCTAACACAAAACCATTGGTGCGTTGCTGATCAATGATCTTAGCTACTGCATGTTCTATCTGTACTGACTGAGGTGTAAAGCCACGGCTCTCAACCTTGAGTGCTTCATATACTTTAGTATTAAGCAACACATCGTTCTTGCAGTACTCTAACATCTCAGGCGTGTACTCATCCCACGCATCGTCTTGCTTTCCAAAGTCTCCTTTCTTAAAGCCTAAGCGATAGCCCCAACCCTCAAGGCCGTGGTTGCCTTCGCGTGTTGGCTTGAAGAGGCGTGACAGTACGAGTGTATCAACAATCTTCTTGTCGAACAGGTCTACTCCTGCAACCTTTTTAATTGCAGGGATGTCATAGCCTATCAAGTTGTGACCGATCAGTTTAGTTGCAGAAGATAACATATCGTAACCTTCTTGCAACTGTGTGTTGTCGAACGTAAATACGTCCATAGTATCAACGTCTTGTGCCACGATACAATGTATCTTCGTGGGGTCTAAGCCGTCTGCTTCTATATCAAATACTAAGTTACTCATTTTATTTTGCCTTTATATTTTAAAGTTATTTGATTTACTAAGGTTCTCGTGCCGCTGAAGTATCTGTAAATTTGTTTCAACATGTAGTCCGCTAACCATCTTACCTTGAAGGGGAACAATATGATCGACATGCATGGCTATTCCTGTTGCTTTTTCTAGACGTTTAGCTTCGGCGTATATATCTGCGATAGCCTTCGTGTCAGACCAAGATACTGTACGCAGTAGTTTTGCGGCTCTACGCTTGGCGGTTGTGGTACTACACTTATCTGGGTTAGCTTGGCGGTATGCCCTATGTTTAAGCATCATGGCCTCCCTGTTCTTTGCATAGTAAGCCCTAGCACTGGCTCGTTCAGATTCTTGATTATCTCCGTAGTCTGCTTTCTTGCAAGCCTTACACGCAGAGGTAAGCCCGCACTTAATAGACTTATTCTTGTTAAAATAATCTGAAGGCTTAACCTCTCCGCACTTGGTACACTTCTTATTCACGAGGACTCCGTGAATCTTTCAGCATCTCGTCGTAATACTGTATCAGAACATCATGTTCAATTGCAACTTTGATACCCTCAAGAGTGTAGTACGCCCACCTTATAACAGTTATAGGGCGAAAGAACTGGTTGTGTTTGTCTATCTCAAAGCCATTAAAGGTAGTGGTCATATTATATCTCCATCAAATTGAGCAGGGTCATAGGCATCTAACTCGCGTAGCCTCCCTGTCTTGCCATCATACAACAGGTTAGTAGCCACGCCAACATCTCCAGTGTACCTAGACTTCAACACCCTGACCTTGGTGGTCGATGCCTCTATCTCATCCTCTGATTGTTGGTTACGCTCCAATGCAATCACGCAGTCTGATAGCTGAGCAATACTTTGTGAGCCTCTAAGATGTGAAAGCCCTGTCTCAATGCCGTTCTCATGCCCCCTGTTGCCCTCTACTCTACGCAAGTGAGACACCAGTATCATACCACAGCCTGTCTCCTCTACCATAGTCCTGAGTCGATGCATGATCTGATCAATAGCTTTACGCTCATCATTCTCAAGGGTTGATAGAACTAACATGTGCAAGTGATCAACTACAATCCATTTACAATCTAGACCTATGATCATGTAGCGTAGCTTGCTAAAGATGTCTTCTAGGTTGTTGACTCCGTGGTGTGCATGAATCCAGACACGCCCATCGTTCTCACCCATAAAGACTTTCTTATAGAAGCCATCCATCTGATCATCAGTATACTCACTCTTGACACTATCAAGGTGTAGCTTGGCGTTAGCTTCCACTGCCATGATACCTTCAGCAGTGCGACCCCAGTTCTCCTCAAGAGCCACAACACCTACGTTATCTTCTGTGTTGTTGATCAACCAATGTTCAATCTCACGAGTAACAGAGGACTTACCTAGACCTGTGCCGCCTGTGAGTGTGACTAACTCACCTGCTCTCATGCCTTCTAGCTTAGTGTTGAGGCCATTCCACGGATAAGGTATGGCTGTTTTCTTTTCTGCTCGTAGCTTTTGATAGGCTTCAAACTGTTCGGAAAGATTCAAAACACCTGCGGGTGTATAGACTTTAGAATCCCAGAAAGCACTGACGTATGCCGCATGTCTACCTTGGCGCAACATATCGTTGGCATCTTTGTAGTCCACAGGCAGTGTCATTATCTTAGCTTTCTTAGGTGTTAAAAGTTTTGCTACTTCTTGAGCCGCTTCCTTGCCGCACTTGTCGTTATCAAAGTTGATGATGACAGAATCGAATGACTCAAGGTACTCAAGGCTGTGCTTAACATCTGACACGCCTCCCTTAGCTCCTGACTTTATAGATACGACAGGCCACTTGCTACCAAGTAACTCGTAAGCGGCCATCGCATCACACTCGCCTTCTACTAATGTTATAAACTTACCACCTGCTTTGAACAGGTTCTCTCCAAACAGTCCTACTTCTTTCTGACTACCTTCCCAGAAAAAGTCCTTGTTCTGTTTGCGTATCTTAGTTCCGGCTAACTCATGTCCGTTGTAGTAAGGGTAGTAGTGCTGATCAATCTTGCCGTCAGCGGTTTTAGTTGACTTGACCCCATACTTCTTAGCTGTATCTATGCTAATCTTGCGGTCAGTTAATTCATTGAAGGTAGCTTTTGAATTGTTATCCATCCTGCTGTTCCTTTGATACACTTCAAAGTCCGTTATGGTATCAGTCTGTTGCACTTCCGCTGTGCTGTAGTTTGGTAAATGAGAGGCGCAACTGAAGCACCACCCTGATCCATTATCATTTACTGAAACTGGGTCACTGCCCCCACAAAGGGGACAGGGTTGTTTATGTTTAACAAAAGGCATTCGCCTTACTCCTCGTTGGTTTCTACTTCCTCTGTAGACAATGCCTCTTCCTTGAGGTGGTTAGATTTAAGATCAGAAAGAAGTGCAATTGTTGCGGCTTGCATTAAGCCCACAGTAATTGACGCTTCTCTAAGACTCTTCTCTGCTTCTACTAAGTGAGACACGATAGCCCTACCCTCGTCTGAGAGTAGGTCTGTTTCGTATGCAACACTATCTACTGTTACTGTACCCATTACAACTCATCCTCCATTGCTTCTTCTTCGTATGTGATGCCTAGCTCTGCTCCATCAGGTGCGCCAAACTCTACTAGCTCAAGAACCTGCATAGCTTGGAAGTCTAGACCTTGGAATGTACCGTACTTGTTAGTAACTTCCCACTCGTTGTACTGTACCTTAACTAAAGAACCATTACCCACTTGAGCATCCAAAGGGTTCTTGTGCTTATCAACTAGCTTGGGTGCTTGTCTTACCATGCCGCCCTTACCTTCGACCTTACGCTTAATCAATATAGATGGGCCTTCTTCCATCTGCTTAATGGTGAAGCCACGCGCCCTGAAATCTTCTGCGGTAGCCTCGTCAACAACTAAGTTAACTGAGTACGCGGGTTCAAACTTGGTGTTAGGTGTAGTTACTGCCGCCCAGTATGCTGAGCCTTCTAATATAGCCATCTTACTTTCCTCTTGTGGTGTTTAAAAATTAGAATGTGGAGTGTACCACATTTGTCAGGTGTTGTAAACACTTTAATTAAATTACTCTAGCATCCTCATAACCACTGAAACAACAGCAAAAATAAGAAGTGTAACTGCTAGTACCAAACCCTTAACTTCATCAGGGTCACGCGGATTAAAGCCCATTGCTGTATTTCCTTGTCAGTGTGTCGTACTCAGTACTGTCAATAATAAACTGTATGACGGTCTGCTCTTTAACATTATACATAGCACACGCCCTGCTCAACGGTATCTTACCATCGACTACATCTGTC